CTACCTTTTCACTGTGTCAATAGTAAATTCTTTTAATCTTCCACTATATAAACGTCTTTGTAATTTAGATTCTGATATATCGTACATTGTTGACACATATAAATAATCATTATTTTTGTCAACTTTAATTCCAATCAAAACATTATCTCCATATCGCTTTACTAACTCTATTGTTTGTCCTTTTTCATTTGGATTTATTCCAATATAATCAGGATTTTCAATTATTTCAGGTATGTAATCAATATACTTAAGACATTTTTCATGTCGGCTTTTAAGCATATGTGAAGGTAATCCCTTGGATCTGTATATAACATCATGCTTGATATTAATATTCAACATATCATTGAACAATTGATTGTAATTCCCCATTATAAGTAAATTATTATCCATAATCATTCTCCTATCGGTAAATATATGAAAATTATACCATGTTTTATATTATATAACCACACTGATTTTTGAAATAATACTTTCATGATAATTTCAAGTTATTATTTTATTCCAACACAATTTGCAGCTTTCCAAGCTGCACCCCCGCTGCACCAGCATATCCATCCATGCCGTTCCCGGTTTCATTGTCAAGCTGCCAGGAATAATAGTTTTTCCCAACCGGTGCGACTCTGTATTTTGCCTTTCTGGTTACATATCCTGCCGGTGTTGTATAGTAAATTTCAACCATATCTATGTCGTTGACAAGGTCTCCGGCATATCCGTTATTGCCATCCTGGATATTATATCCTGTTACATATGGATACCAGCGTCCGTTTCTGGTATGGACTCTGTATTTTACGCTTCCGATATCTACTTTTACTGCGATGCCTTTTATAGCATGAATGGCATCCCCTGCATAATCATCCAGATTCTTGACTTCCGAATACCATCTTCCACCTGCGTAAACTTTGTAATAAACATTCTGCACTGTCGGATTCTTCTGTTGTGTCACAGGTGCTGCATATAATCCATAGATATCTCCGTCATTACAGTAAACTCCTGAGCTGAGCTTATATTTTGCCTGACCTTCCACAATTCCTATGATTCTGCCATAACCACTTCCGCCTGTCGCATATTCATATCCACACGGATCCGAAGAATTCCTGTAAGATGTTCCGTAAGAAACTTCCTGGCCAATGGAATATTTATTTGATGCTGGTGCTACTGTTACAGGCACACTGCCGGTCAGTGCTTTTACAATCGCTTCCGCGCAGCGATTCGCATCCCATCTGTCTGCATCGTCCTTATCATCCACGAAGGCACATTCAATCAGGATTGCCTGGGAATGAGTGTTGTTCAGAACATATAAGTTATGCGTCGTTTTAAATCCCCGGTTGGTATATCCCAATACTGAAGCAATTTCCGCACAGATTTTTTCTCCGGTTGTTCTTGTATTATCGTCATATCCCCAGACTTCCACTCCGCCTGTGGAACCATTTCCGACAAGATCGTTCCTTCCAGAGTTTAAGTGAATTGAAACATCAAGATTAACATTATGTGCATTGCATTTCTGCACGATTGCGGAAAGATTCTGATTCTGCGTTGTTCCGGAATCATCGGTGCAGTCATAGACTGTGTGCCCTGCTGCCCTCAGTAATTCTATCACTCTGTTTTTTACTTTCCTGTCCTCATTTACTTCATCCAGTAATGCAGCCGCTCCCCTGCATACCAGGGAGTGGCCGCCATGTATATTATATACTGCCATTTATTTTTCCTCACTTTCTTCTGAATCTTCTGATTTTGATTTTAAAACCGCGATTGCTTTTGTAATCACTGCCGGGATTGGAAGTCCCATCAGGCCGGCATTTTCCGTTATGGAAATTAATTCATTTGCCATGAATCCGATGCAGACAACATCCCGGATATAAGTTGTGTTCATGACAAGATCCAGCCGGACTGCAATCAGGACATATAACAGTGTCACCCCTTTTTTACAAAGCCCCTTCCAGCCGGCATTGCTCTCTAATGCTCCGTTTTCTGTCTTGCTGGAACGTTTAAATACTCCTGCTACAATTAATCCGGTCGCATAATCGCAACACATGAATATCAGCAATGTTATAAATGCGGCATCCCAGCCGCCAAACAGCTTTGCAATAAATCCGCCTGCTACTCCTATTATCATACATACTGTATCTTTCATTTTTTTCCCTTCTTTCTGCAAAAAATTTGTTTTCTACTACTATTGTATGTCATCCTGCTGCAGGTGCTCTTATGTATCTCATTTTCTCCTATTCCTCTTCTTTTGTCATAAACTCGAGTGCTGCAAACTCTTTTGTTTTCATACTGCCGCACTCCTGCAAATCTTCATATGATATTTTCTGGATTTTTATATCTTCATTATTAATCTCAAGCAGTTCTTTTACTTTTTTGTTTGTCACTCTCCTCTGTTCTTCGTTCTGGTCATCAAAATCCTTCATTATTTTTTCTCTTTCAGCATCATATACAGCATATGCTTCTTTTAATATTCGCAGATTTTTCGCAATCGCGTATCCAACCTTTACAGAAAACTCTTTCTCTGATTCTACCAACAGAGCCAGTCCATTTAATCCATTTACAATTTCACTATTTTTCATATCTGTTTCCTTTCTTTACTGTACAAGTGACCATGCAGTATCTTCAAATTCCTGCATATCTTTGTCTATCTGTTCTTTGTTTGCAAGGTATAATTCCCGATTCTGAATACTCTTTGTCACAACCGGAGTATCATTGTCTCCGATGGTTGCCGACATATATACCACAGGGACAGTATTCATTTCTCCTTCTGCGGTAGCTTCAACTACACTTGTTCCTGTTAATGTGATACTTTTTGTACTGTTTAACATGTTATTTCCTCACTTTCTCTACTTCCACCTGTTCCGGATTCATTGCTATTCCAATCAGGTGTGCTACTACATTTTCTAAATACTTTAATTTCTTATCCTGCATCTGCACCTTTTTAATCAGAAGTGGGATAAAACGTGTATAATCTACTGCATCCGGCTCACCATTCCGGTAAAGGACTGCATTTTTATGCACCTGCTCTACTTCCTCCGCAATCACGCCGTACATATCTTTGCTGCCATAATCTTTTTTATAGTCAAAATGATATGTCTTTATTTTCAGCAGTCTGTCTGCAACGGATTCTGTCAGTTCCGTTATGTTTTCCTTATACCGCCTGGAAGAATTACTTCCCCATGCCGTAGCATAAAATGTTCCCGTATTGGCATCCAGGCTGGCAGAATGTCCAAGTTCAAATCCTCCAGAATCTGTTGCCGGAAGAAACCACAGCCTTGCCCCGGAATATCTTATGTAACAGTATTTTGCATAGTCATCATGCAAAATTAGGTTTGATGCGTTTCCGCTTGTTCGCAGTTCAAAATTTCCTGTTGCGGTAAGTTTACCAGATGTTGTAATGTTGCCTGTTATTGTGGCACTACCGCTAGCACTAAAGCTTTGACAAGTTAATTTTGTTTTTGCTTGAATTTCATCTGCACGAAGATATCCGTCATAATAATGTAATTTAAGTTCATCTCCTTTGTACGATTGAATAAAAGCACCACCGCTTTCAGCAGATAAAAATATTTTCGAATTTCCATCAACAATTTTGATTTCAGAACAATCTTTTCCACTTGAAATTCTAGCGTAGCAAGAAGAACTATAAGCTGTCCGGAAATACGCCGTCGTAGATGACGCGGCTGTTGTTACAGATGATGCATTCAAATCGATCTTTCCACCATTTACAGTTATATCTGACGCATACAAAGCTCCAGTTTTAGTAACACCAAATTTTGAACCTGCAGTAAAGCACCATCCAGATATCGTCCCTGACCCGCCAATAGATTTTGACGATGCCGAGCCTGTACACACAAGTACACTGTTGTCCGTCCCCCAGGTTCCACTTCTAATAGAGTTGTTGTCAATGTCAAAGCCGCCGATTTTTGCTGAAATGGCTTGCAGGCTGTCCACCTTAATCTTGTCAGCCGTAATACTGCCTGTTGTAATCTTGCCACCATTGATGGTAGTCGTGCCAGATGTGTATATATTATCTGCTATTCCCTGTGCCTTACTGTTCGCTGTCTGTCCATCCGCCCGATACTCAATGCTCTGCAGAGTACCTGTTGTTGGAGCTGCTGTTTGATTTGTAATGTTGTTCGACCAGTTGCTCCACCGACCAGAAATGGTGTAATTTCCATTCCAATACGTCCATGGGAAGTAAACCCATACTTCGCAGACATTGTGTGCACTTGCTCGAACCTGAACAACTACTGTGTCTACGCAATTGTGACGGATAACTGAAACACCAAACGAAGCTGCTGCCGCCTGTGTACTCTGCCATCCATCCTTTATTGTAATGTCCAAGCTAGAGTTCTGGTACGCACCTGAATTATAGCCATTACCAGACTGTACATTAATGCAAAAAATTGAAGAATCTCCGGCAGAAGTGAGTGTTCCTAACCGTACCCATTTTACACTTCCGTTTGCCCCGGTAAACGAATAACTGCGGGATGCAGTATTAAGTGTTGTCTGCACACTGCTATTCAGCCCACTGAATGTAACAAGACCGTTCAGATTTATGTACTGTGCCGTAAGACTTGCCATTCTGTCTGTAATCGTGAAATCTGTTGCAGATGTTCCTGATTTCACGATCCATTGAAATTTGTCAGCTGTTTGATTTGCGATTGTTGCAACACTTTTAATACTGCTATCCACATCCTCAGGAGCTGGTGTCCAGTCTGTGGCTTTGTTACCTTTTTCAAGCTTCAGATTTTTGAAACATACTGTCCCAACCTTGTTGAATCCATTTATATAAACAAATTGATTGCTTTTATCTAATGTCAATGCATTGGTTCTAAGTGTTACAGACTTATGCACCCATTTTGTGCCAGCATCCACATGAAATGCCACCGCATTTGCTAACATATCTGTTGCATCCGGCTGACATATTCTTACCGATGCCGCAACCGTATTGCTGCTTATCAGATCAAAGCTCAACACATATTCCATATTTGGTTCTAACAGATTCACTTGTTTTTGTTCAAATGCGTACAATATTACCGCATATCCGGTTGATGCCACTGTACAGTTTATCTTCACACCGATAGTTTCATATGATTCAATACTTACTGTCCCATTCTGCTTATTAAAACTCCAGTACGTCTTACCCTGATTTGTTTTTGTTAGTAGATTTCTTCCACCAACCTGCAAATTATTAAATTCTGTCTTTGTTGAGTAAGTACTGCTAACAGTAGTTTTAAATCCGTTCAAATCAGCTGTTAAAGCTGTCATATTCGACTGTAAAGCCGTAACTGTACTTCCATCCGCTTTACTGTTAATCTTTGTTGTATTGCTATTTACTGTTGCAGTAAGGCTTGTAAGCGACTGATTAAGTGATGTATACTGATTGCTTACTGTTGTCACTTTTCCCTCTACGGTTGAAATGCTGGAATCAATGTCTTCCGGTGCTGGTGTCCAGTCCGTGGCTTTATTACCTTTTTCAAATTTAATTCCGTACATATATACCCACACATTTTTTATGGATAATCGCATAGGAATCACAGATGCTGTTCTCGATGTATTGCCAGTTGTCCATGTAATCACATAACGTTTCCAAGATGTTGTTAATGTAGTACGTGTAAGTCCATCATAATATGAACCGGCGTTTCCTATGTCGTAAAAATATGACAATATAGTGTAAGACGAATCTGCTTTTGCATAGAAAGATAAAGTATAGGTTGTTTTAGCTTCGAATGTAATACTACTTTGCAGGAATGGGTCATAATAGGAATAGTCTGACAGACACATTGCTTTTAAAACAGTAAACGAGCCAACTTTATTTGACAAATCAAAAAATCCACTTACAGGTTTTGTTCCTTTGCTAAAATCTTTAGTTCCTTGTAAAAGATTCCTTCCGCCAATCTGCAGATTTGTTACTGCTGTCGTAATGTCCTGCTGCCATACCTTAGAACTTATCTGACCTTGTATTGCTGTTATCTGTGTGCCTTGTGTGGATATCGTGTCTGTTACAGTATTAAGGCTCTTCTTAATTGTTCCTATGTCACTAAGGGCAGACTCAACATTGGTTGTCATTTGTTTAAATGCAACATCAAGCTTCTGTCCTTTGTCATCCACAAGTATCTTGGTGCTTTTAATCGTATGACTTCCATCTTCATTTATAATATTAAACAGGCTTTCTATATCTAACTTGTTTGCAGATATATTAGCATCTTGAGATACCATGTCATTGCGAATAATCTCTCGTTGTATGCCTTTATCAGTAAGACCTAACGCATCAAACATGAGATTTCCAGACTTATCCCAAACGTACATGTTGTAGTCAGCATTGGCATCCTTGCCAATTTGGACACGGACTCTTTGATTATCGGAAATCTGAATCGTATTGTCTTTCCACTGCGATTTTCCATCTTCACTATGGACTTTAACATTGGTTGTGTTAATGTCAAGTGCCGTGATTTTGCTGGCATCTATGCTTTCAATCATAGCTGACTTAATCTGTGCATCTCCAATCATGCTCACGACAGAATTTGAAAATTCTGTACTCAGACTTCCTCCGGATGCAGAGCCAAACATTAATGTATTAATATCCGCTATCCCAGTTTTCAATGCTACGATTTCCGCACTACTTGCAGTTAAAGCCGTCGCCTCAAGGGTATCTATTTTTGCATTTGCCGCAGACAGATTACCTATTGTTGCATAATTTGCTTTTATATATTCAATCGTAGCAAATTTGCCCTGGAGATTTGTTATTACTGCTGTTTCTATATTAGCCTGCACTGCATCCAGCTCTGATGTTTTAATATAATTCGCTTCCAGGTATTCAATGCTTGCCTTTGTTGCCACCAGTTTATTTACAAGCAGTAATTCTGCAAAGGTTCTTTCCATTGCTTTTGTTGCCGGTCCGCTGAAAGAATCTTCCACATCTTCTTCCTCAGCCTCCGCTGTTATCGTAGTTGTAAGTCCGCCATCAATCTCATGCGTTATCTGCATGGCCGGAATTTTATAAATATTGCCCTGCAGGTCACTGCACTGCAGCATGTCCCACGGGTCAATTCTGCAGTCTCCCAGAAATGTTACCGTTCCACCACGATAAGAAAATCCATGTTTTGAACTGTATATCTGATTTACAATTTCCTTCGTCAGAAACGGATTGCTGTATGAGATTCCATGGTTGCCACTACCTGCAGTATAACTTGTATTACTGTCAGAACTTCCAACTACTTTCTGTACCTCATAATCCTGTTCATTCCGTTCAAAAGAAAACATTTTCTTCAGTGGAATTTCCATTCCTCTTTCATACCATCGAAACTCCAGCTGACCTGCTCTGTTAAATATTGCAAATTTTCCATACAGACCAGCCACATATCCGATTGCCTCACGAATGGTATAGCCGGCAAAGGGAACATCACTGTCCCCTGTTTTTTTCAGAGAAACAGGGGTGATTTCTGTCACAAAGCTGATTCCAAGAAGTTTTTCAATTTCCTGCATTACTTTCTGCGTATCTGTCGGATAGTGCAGGGAAGATGCATAATTTCTTTCTGCATCATACATTCTGTCATATGCTTTCAGTGTTATCTCCCAGTCGGTTGCAGCCGGCTTCTGGGCTTTAAAGATTCCCATCGGGATATACTCTTCTTTTTCATCCACATTCATTCCCAGATAAAATGCAAATTCTTTTCCGGTAAGCAGATGCTCCGTTTTCTCCATCGTAATTTCCACACTTGCTGATACGGTCGTTCCGATTGCAAGTCCTTCCCCGGATGAACCGCCCTGATAAACAATTTTCCGGAATCCACTTGTAATTTCAAACGTATCTGACTGCAGTTTCATAAGAAATGTTCTTGCATCTGCTTCCAGCATTTTCTTCATTTCATCTGATATCTGTGTATACAAATCTCCACCTCCTATCTCTCTATAATGTCCGCACTGGCACTCCGGTAGTAATAAATACCATCCCCAAGCCATCCCAGCACTTCTTTTGTGAGCGTTCCCCGGTAAACATCAATTTCCAGATTTATTCCATCATCATGAAACCGGATCGGAAAAAATCCGGTTTTCAGATTGTTTTTGATGATCAGGTATTCTGTTTCTGTAAGAATCCCCCATTTGATATTAAGAGTTTTCTTTTCTGCCACCACATCACCGGTCATACATCCGGACAAAGTTCTCCCTGTGGAAGAACTCCAGATAATTTCATCCTCGATGCTTAATGTTTCCGGTGCCGGAAGTACAGCACTTCCACACCTTAATATTTCTCTGCCCATACTTCCTCCTAGATTTTTATTTCACAGACACCAGTCTGCCTGGTTTGTTCGTTTATTTTACTTACGATAATGTCCTTCAGCTTCTTTCCATCTATGGAAATATTCAGATCCATTGTATCCAGTGCGGCAAGAATCTTCTTCAGGGTTTCAAGAATTTCCGCACTGTGATTTCCACCGCCTGCTGCCTTTACTGCTGCGATTGCCATCTGTGTCAGCTTATCCTCAGGAGCAACTACTTCTCCCTGATGTCTGTTATCACCAATCATGGCAAGCTGTGGTGTGTTTGGCTTTACATAACCGCCCTGTGCCAGCATTGGAATTTCAGGCACCGTCAGCGGATTTTTGCTCCACAAGCCTTTGAACGGCTCTACTCCAAGAACCGAAATCTCCCGGATATCATTCAACATACTATTAATCTTGTTGAACGGAATTGCCACAACCTTGTTGATTCCCTTTATTATTGCATTTACAACATTTTTGAAATTTCTTGCAATTCCTTCTGTAATACCTTCAAAGATTTTTCCACCGCTGCAGAATACATCCTTTACTGCCTTCCATGCATCTAAGAACGTATTCCGAAACCAGTCTGTGACATTTCCAAATACCTGTTTGATGCCTGACCAGACATTTCCAAAGAATCCGGAAACTCCTGTCCAGGCATTTTCTATCCCATTTCTGGCTTCTGTAAACTTATCCTTAAACCATGTACCAACCGCACTGAACGTATTTAATATATCCTCTTTTTTCTGTACAAACCAGCCTGTGACACTGCTCCAGGCATTCTGTATCCCATTTCTGGCTTCTGTAAATTTATCCTTAAACCATGAGCCAACCGCACTGAATGTATCCTTAATACTATTCCAGGCCTGTTTTGCATAATCAATGATTGGCACAATCCAGGTTTCATATAGTTCGGTTGCACATTCCCTGAAATAATTTACGATTTCATCTACGCACTCATTTACATTATCAATAACCGGCACAATCCAGGTTTCATACAGTTCAGTTGCACACTCTTTAAAATAATCCACAATTTTCCCAACGCAGTCACCCACACTGTCAAAAATCACAGACATTCCTTCTTTGAAATCATCAACGCAAATTGCAAGACCACCTTTTATATCTTCCCAGTCAGAATCAAACAGATCCGATAACCGGTATTCTTCTGTATCCCCTGTTATCATTGCGTACAACGATTTCCCGATTTCATATCCAGTAAAAGCAACACCGACTGCCAGACTGATTTTTCCAAGTGTACTTAAATTCGCTAATTTTGTATCCAGGAACTCCAATGCGGCATTGCCCCATTTTCCAACTTTATAAACAGCCAGTGCCGAAGTAAGTCCTGCAACTGCTGCTGCAGCATTTTTATTTTTCCCTAACGCAGCAAGACAATCTGAAATGTCCCATAATACACCGGCGGCAATCCCACCAGTCCATTTTGCCAATGGACGGAACAGATTTTCCCACATCCATTTCCAAATCGGTCTTAAAAATTCCAGTGTACCATTCAATAGATTCAATGCACCTGCAAATGCCCGCAGAAATGCCGGTATAACATTCTCTATTGTCCACTTCGCCAGTGGCAGAAGAATCTCATCATAGCACCACTTCAAACCGGAAAATAATTTTTCTTTCAAAGGCTCGCAGGCTGCTTTGATGTCATTCAGGGCTTTAATCAGATTATCAAACTTTATATGATCCAGCGGTCCAAGTGATTTACTGATGGATTCTGCCATACTTTCTGTATTTCCTGCTATACTGCCGTCTCCCGAACTGCTGCCTGAAGAGTCTGACCCGGAATCCGCATCATCTGACAGTTTTGTGATTTTATCAAATCCGGCAAGTGTTTTCTTTGCCTCTTTTGCAGAAGATGTGATATCATCCACACTTCCGGCTGCATCCGATGCAGAGGCAGCCACACTTCCAAGACTGTCTGTTGCTGCACTGTTTCCAGTAATTGCTGCCGTAAAATTCTTAAAATTCTCCGCCACACTGGCCAGTTTTCCCATCAGATTATTCAGTCCTTTGATTAACGGAGTCAGAATGTTGATAAATCCCTGTCCCAGGCTCGCCTTTAAACTATCAAACTGCAGGGACAGGACTCGTGTCTGGTTCGCCCAGGAATCCTGTGTTTTTGAAAAATCTCCAACGGCATCCGAGAGGGATTCCGTAACAAACTGATAACGGAGCATTACTTTTTCCTGCTCCGTCATCTTTGCCGTGGTTTTTCCAAATCCGTTATTTAAAGCATACTGGTCCAGTGCTGTCTGCGTCATAACGACACCAAGGTCTTTCAGGGATTCCGTTTCTCCGGTCCAGATGGATTTTAACTTTGTAAATGCCTCTCCGGAATCCAGATTGTAAAAAGAAGCAACATCCCCGGTTAATCCGGTAACGGCTTCTGCCATATCAAGGCTTTCTTTTTCCGTGAATCCAAATGCATTGTTCATCGCACCGATAGTTCCCATGTACTGTTTTGCAATCGTTTCTGAAAGGCCAAACTGTTTCATTGCATCTTTTGCAAAAGCATTGACACTTCCACTCATGGATTTAAATGCGGTATCCACCACATTCTGTACCTCTGCAAGGTCTGATCCAAGGTCTAAGCAATCCTTCGCAAATGCACCCAGGGCAAGTCCACCAAGAATGCCTCCTATCTTCTTTCCGATTCCGGAGAAAGCAGATGTCAATTGTCTGTCTGCCTGTCTGGATGCAGTGTCAGCAGCAGATGTAAGCTGTCTTGTCAGCTGTGCCGGATCGACATTCAGCTCCAATGCAAGACTTCCGATTACTGTTGTTTCACTCATTTTCCACCTCCGTATGCTTCACGGAATCCTGTCTGCAGAGCAAGCAGTATCTCCATGCCGTTTCCTCTGCTCCTCTTCTTATTCTGCCGGTACAGCCATTCCCTGCGGACTCTTTTCTGCTCTTTGGTAAAATTCTTCAATACCTTCGGATCTTTTTCCGCCCTGATACTCACAATCTGTCCCAGCGGGGTATCCGGCATGATACCGGAAAGAAGACTGCAGAACTCCTGCCAGCTCATATCCTCTTCGGTACGCAGCCGAATCCCATACTGCTTTAAGAAGCTGCTCTCAATCAAATCCCAGTCTTCATCCAGGTCATAATAACTTTCCCCCTCTCCACTAGGGTGTCATGTCCTCATCCGGCTCTTTCCCCTGTGCAACCATCATGACCGCCCGGAACACCTCACTGTATTCCGGTACCGGAAGATCCATTTCTTCAATGGCTGCAGCATTTTTCTCTCCCAGAAGCATCTTTAATGCCTTGTTCATCATGGCAAGTTCCTTCTCTTCTCCTGCGTTTTCTTCTGTCTTTTTTTCGGTTTCTGCCACCATTGCCTGGACATTCAGAATCGTGTTCTTTCTGTTATTAACTGTTACAACAAGTTCATCCGTAATCTTTAATGTCGGTAACTCATTTGTAATTTTTGCTGAAATATCATAAAATTTTGCCATCTTCTTTTTCCTTTCTTTATGCTGCCTCGTAAGTTCCATATTCCGGTTTCCCGTCACTGGTAACATCCCATTCCAGTGCATCCAGTGCGGTAGAATCCCCACCCAGAGTGGATACATTGATTACACATGGAATATACAGACTGTCCTGATTCGGGAACGTAATCTTCATGGCACTGTTACAGTCCTGCCCCATTTTCAGGGCAAGACCTGCCACATAATCATTTCCCGGGTCTCCATAATTCCTCTTGCCTCCCATACTGATGGAAAGACTCTTCGCTGTCATCAGATTTCTTGCCCAGCCTTGCTGGTCCATCGGATTCCAGCTCTCAATACTTCCGTCAATGGAAATGCTCAGGCTTTCTGCATCCTTTACTATCGTATAAGTTGCTGTCTTTAAATCTGCCGGTCTTCCGGTCGTGCAAACTCCAAAGGTAATTGCATTTACCGGATTTACTCCTTTTCTTACTAAATCTGACATTCTTCTTCCTCCTCTTCTGATTCATAATAAATAAGACATTCCATCACATATTCAAAGATGCCGCTCTCATCTGTACCAACAGATACCGGCTCATCCTTTATCTGAATGAACTTTATCCTGTGACCGTTTATCTCCTGCTCCTGTGTATTTTGCAGCCGCTGATATACCTTCACTGCTGCCTCCTCTGTTTCTGTCGGCGACCGGTTCCAGTGCACCAGAACCGATACCGCCTTTACTCCATAGGAACGGTTGCCCTGACCTCCTATGGGTGTCACAGCCTGTCTGCCAGAACGCAAATGATACACTCCTATACTCTTCTCCTTTTTATCCGGCATAATTCCCATATAGCAATGTTCGTCCTCTGCGATACCAAATGCTGCAAGATAATCCCTTACATCCTTTAAAAGCATCATCTGTTTTCACCTCCTCCCTGTCTTCTCATCTCTCTGCGTAAACACTCCGCGAAAGTTTCCTGTACGAAGTTCTCCTTTCTGCCTCCTGGCATCCAGTCCTCAAGCCACCTTCCTTTTGCATCCGGATTTTCTTCTTTGTGAAAGTTATATTCCGGATGGTAATAAAGCCTTCTGGCATATGGTCCTTCTGATACAAGCAATACTTTTCCATTCTTTGCATTTGTTTTATCTACAAATGTTTTTTCGTTCTGTAATGCCCCGGTATCTCTTGGCATTACCTGTGCCTGTTGCACTTCCGTGTGCAGTGCTTCCACTGTTTTTTCCAATGCGGCAGTCTGTGCTTCTGTAAGCTGCTGCACACTCCGACGAAACAGGGTGACTCTGCTTCTTCTATTTGCCATTACATCACATCCAATTTTGTAAAATTTACGGTTCCGTCCGGATTCCTTTCCTTTGTTCCTTCATAGATACGTCTCTTTTTTCCAAATACCACAAGAGTTCCTCCGGATATTACCGGAAGCTCCGGTGCAATATCTCCCGGAATCAAGGCACATCCGGATAACTGTATCAGTTTTTTCTCCGCTGTCAGAACCGTCTTTCCTTTGTCCTGATAATTACATGTTCCTTTCCACGCAAAAACAGGAAGAGGTTCTCCGTATCTGGTTACCCCTTCCTGCTCCAGCTCCACTTCTATCTCTGTTTTACAGAATATCTTTTGCACAAGGCATGGATATTTCATCTAAATCCTCCTGCAGCACAATCCTGTCTGGCAGAGTTTTTCATAAGTATCCCTGCGGATCGCAATGCCATTCTGCACCATCATGTTCCAGGAGCTTCCAAACGTCATGGAAACCCCGTTGATGGAATACTGCTGCAGCACACTGTTAATCATGTCCGCATTGTCATATTCAAACTCTGCCAGTTCACAGCATACCTCCCGGATGGTATTCTTCTGAAATTCCGTCAGATGCTCAAAACCGATGCCCCGTATCCTGTTCCAGGTCAGGGCATCCACATGACTCTCTGCTTTTTTCAGTGCTTTTTCCTCATCCTCTTCCGGAAGGACTGATCCAAAATTCTGCCGGTAATACTGTTCCTCCACATACATGATTTATTCCTCTGCTTCTTCCGCAGGGTCAACATCCACATATACAGAATCAATCTTTCCGTCCTTTCCATTTGGAAATACAAAGGTGTCACTTAAATTTCTGTTCTGGTACAGATAACCGTCACCCTTTGTATGTGCTCCCGGTGCAAAGTAATAAATGGAAGAAATCTTCGGTACCGTCTTACAGGTCAGGCCGCAGGCAATCAGCACATTGATTTTGTGTGAACCGGTCACCGTCTTTTCATAATAGGTAGAAAGACTTGCTTTCTCCGGTTTTGCCACAGGAGTATAAGCACTGTCTGACTTTGTATAATAGGTCTTTGCCTTATCCACATCGGTATCCCCGGTCAGTTTGTATTTTGCCTTTAACACTTCAAATCCGCCGTCTGCCGGTTCCCAGTCAAAGGCATCATAGAATCTCTCGTCATCGATAACTTCCATTACCGGAACACCATCAATGTCTGTTACCCTGGTCTCAATGCCCATGCCGCCTTCCGCAATCTGGGTAACTTCAATCTTTCTGGTAAATTCCGTGGAACGTTCTAACAGATCCATAACTGCGGAAGATACATACATGATTAATGCACCCTTTGCCTTGTATCTTCTCAGCTTTCCTGCTGCCAGTGCATCTTTTAACTTTGTAAACACATTGGACTTGTTATATGCTGAAATCGCTGTTTCGGTGTGATATCCTTCTGTCTTCTGTGCTGCCTGTGCAACTTTGGAAAAGAATAATGCATCAATCTCCGGTGCTGCCTGTGCCTGTTCAAAGACACGGGAAATGTTCTGAATGGATGCCGTCTGGTTCGTTTCATCCACATCCGCTTTGTCCACAAGAAATTCCACATCCCTGTCATGGGTAACGGTATAAGGAATGTCCTGCTGGTTATACTCTCCGGCATTCCATCCGCCGCTTCTCTTATGATTCTTATATCCACTCACACTCATCTGTGTAAAATGGAACGTCTTTGCATCCAGCCATCTGACATTGCTGGTAATAAATGGGGAAGTCACGGTCTCCTGGATAAGAATCTCAAGCAGTTCCGGACTCCACTGTTCTGCATAGTTTAAATTTGGCATTTGTTCACCTGTTCCTTTCGTTTGTTCTGTTTACTGGTTAAATCTGTTCCATCTTTTCTGTGGAACACTGTTCTGGACGGCCCCTTCCCGTGAGCCTCCATCTCTCCCTGCTCCAATCTGAAAACCGGCCTGTTCTGCCCTGTCCGGTTTTAATGCCGGCACATCTGCGATAACTTTCTCCAGAGCTGCTTTTACATTCTCAGCAGACAGTTTTCCATCCTTTTCCCATGCAGTATCAAAGTCAGCCATTTTCAGCAGATATGGCATGGTCTTTGCATCGACTCCAAGTGTCATTGCAATTCTTGTTGCTTCCAGTTCCACCTGTGCAGTCTTTGCAAGTTTTTCTGCATCCGCAACCTTCTGTTTCAGTTCATTGCTGTCACTTGCCTGCTGTGCACTCTGTTTCTGCTTGGTTTCCTTGAAGTCGGAAATGGCTCTGCTTACTTCTTCTTCCGTAAGCCCCTGCTGTTGGAAATAACTCTTTAACACAGCATTTTCCTTTTTTGCTGTCGCAGTATCCAGCATGGACTGGATTTTGTCATAATCCACTCCAGGAGCAGACTGTCCATTCTGTGGTGTAGCTGCAGTATTTCCCTGCTGACCATTTGTTCCGGCTGTACTGCCGGCTCCCTGCTGTGTGTTTGTTCCGGCTCCGTTGCCGTCCCCTGCTCCATTCTCCGCAAAGAGCTGGAGCTTCATCGGTAATCTTTTACCCATGTGTTTCTCCTTTCTGTACAAAGCCCATCGGCATTCCTAAAGTTTAACGTCATTAAGTTTTGGACATGAAAAAAGCACCTCTGCGGTGCTATTTACTCAGCTTTGCCTTATCTTCCGGCGGAAGGATTTCCACCAGTTTTTTCTGTTCCAGTTCTGCTGCCCTCTTTTCATCCACTTCATGGACTTCTCCCGGATGGAAAAGCAACATCTTCTGCAGGTCCTTATAGGACTTTATCACTTTTACCTTTCCCATGAGTCTCCTTTCTCTTGCGATATCGCAAGGTTTTCAGGGTATAAAAATACCACCGGTCTTTCGACTGGTGGTGATTAATCTACTGTTCCTGCTTCCATGCCAATTTTCTCTTTTACTCATCTATCATAGATGCCAGTGTTTTAAGTTTCTTCTTAGTTTCTCTATCCAGTTCCTCGAAAAGTTCCCGATTTGAATCAAGTCCCATCTGCCAGATTCCATCTTTCTTGGCCTGTCTGATAATCTCATTAGCTTTTTCATTGCGCTCTTGAAATATCTTCCTTGCCTCTATATCCGCCTCTTGTTTATTCATTTTTCCATCTCCTATATCCGATATTTCTTTTTTTTGCTTCCTCAATTATATGACAATGTTGATAATTCTCTTCCGTACACCAATTTTCTAATGTCTCATCTATTTCACTCGCATTTCTTGTAAATTCATAAGTATACAGTTCATCACACCCACGCAATATCTCAAGTTCATAATCCATGAACAATTGCATATCAACATCGCTGAAAGTATAACCGGTCTCACTCATTGGATGATTATGTGATATTATAGCACCTCGCAATTTCTCATTCAAGTCCAAATCCGGAAAAACTCTGTTTTCCGTACCATAACAATAATAGACTTCCCCCTGCTTTGTAATAACGCAGGCAGTCTCAATTTCCTTACTAACTGCCTCACGTTCAAATTTCTCTATTTCTTTCTTAATCTCGCTTTCATTATCAATATTAATTTTTCCAATAAATTTTGGCTCTTCATGCTGTGGTATTTCATCATCACCTATTTTTGCTGCAAGTCCATTATTTTCACTTATATAATACTCTGCCTGTTTTTCCCACTCTTCCGTTCTGGCTCCGTATTTCCTCTTATTCTCCTCATCCAGAGAATACTTTGACATCCTTCCATACTTCTCTGCCTGCAACCTGGCATACTGTTCTTTCGCCTCCTGCTTATTTCCCTGATTGACTGCCTGCAGCTCTTCCTCTGTCCAGGTGTCATCTGCAGTGCTGATTCCTTTGAAATACGTCGTGTGACTGTCCTTACATCGTGGATGGTAGAGACCTTTGCTGATTGCCGTTGACATCAGCGGGTATGGTCCATCCTCCGGTTTTCCACCGCTCCACACGTCATCTATCAGCACTTTTCCCACAAAGGGAAGACATTTCGGACATGGATTTCCACGTTTATTCATGATAACAGTGGATATTCCCCACTCCTGTCTTTTCTCTCCCTCTCCGGTCAGATATGCTCTTTTCTGTGCTGTTCTCAGTGCCATGTCGGCATACTCACTCATGGTATGCCTGGCGCCGTTCTTATACTCAATGCAGTTAATGCCGGCACGCAGGAAGTCCTTTGTGGCCATATCCACAGCCTTTTCATAAGTGGCTCCTGTGGCCGCATACATCTGGGCATTGAATATGACCTGCCGGTACTGGTCGTTCGCTCTCCGCAGAATCGCAACCTCTGCTTTCTTAAAGTCAGACCTGGTTGCCTTTATCAGGGCATCTATCTTTTTGTCATTTTCCTTGAAGAATCTGCCATCTGCACTGACCTGCTTCTTCGCTTTATAGAGCTTCGCCCCTTCTTTTATTGCTTTTAAGATGCTTACTTCCTGGTCAGCATTTCCTGCTGCCCTCTGCATGGATATTATGGTATCTATTTTCAGATTAATATTCTTAAATATGCCCTGATACTTTTTCAGGTTTCTTTTCTTATACGCATCCAGTGCGGCAAGCTGTTCCACCTGCCACTGGCTCCAGTTAAAACCTGCTTCCAGTTCTTCTGCCCGGTGATGGTCAAGATTTCGTATCATAGAAGCGGTTAATTCGTCTTCTATCGCACGAAACGCACTGACTACATCATACGTTGTATTGATATCTTTTGGTATTCCTGCCATACTTCATCCTTTACAGACCGTTCTCTATAAATGTTTCCGCCTGCTCTCTTGGTACTCCAAGAGTTGCCGTAACAATGTTGATTGCCTCAGAACGTGTCAATTGTCCTGCTTTTACCATTCCTATCATATTCATCAACGAAGCAATCTGTGCTCCGTTAAGCATTGTCATCCCCCCTTGTGGAGACTCCAATATATCCCTGTCATCTGCCTGCGGCATCTGTGCCATCTGTGGCTCTTCCATCTCGGTGATGCCCTGCTCTGCTTTCAATCTGATTACTTCTTCGCTTTTCCATGTCTCATCCTTGGTATCTCCATACAGTTCATCCACGGATGCTTCCACACTCATGATTCCGCCGCTCTTTGCCTTTGAAATCGTTTCAACCTGGCTTTCAAACGACGGGTTTGCATATTCTCCAAAAGAAACGGTTATCTCCGTCTCTCTTGACTCCTGTTTATAATAGGCGTCTCTTGCAAGCAGCACATTCCGGACCAGCTTCGGCAGGATTTCCTGCAGCTTATTTACAATCTTGTTTCTGGTATACAAGGTTGCCTTTTCCTTTTCCCTCTGTGCTTCTGCATTATCCAGCTTCTTTACATCAATCCCCAGCGTGGATGGACTCATGAAACCCTGCAGGCACAAATCCAGTGCCGTGATATAGGTTGCCAGATAACTCTCATGCGGAATGTTTCCCTGTACCAGTTCAATTTTATTGGATGCATTTTCTGTCATTGGAGCATCTGTTTTTATGTATGCATGGTCAAACGGATTCGGTGCAAGTATTTCCCCGGTTGTTGGGTTTCTTGGCAGCATATTTTCCGGAATATACTCCTTTGTCCGGTTTCTTCTCAATGCATCCATCCACTGGGACCATGCCTCATCCACAGCATCGAAATTATCGATACGACCATCATAGATGCTCTTACCTCTGCCTTCATATTTTGGTGATTTATCAAACATAACCGGAAATGCCATCATAAAATCGCCTTTCCAGCTTACATCTTTAAGACCGGCGGTTTCCGGCAGCAGTTCCATACTGCAGCTTCTCCCATCTTTTGTCAGGTCATAGTGGATGTATCCTTTCCCATAGGTCTCATACAGGACATATTCCTGATTTTTCATAAAATACGATGTCCGGAATATGATTTCTCTGACTCTGCTCCGGTTATAGCGGAATTCTATCCTGTCTCCCGGATAAAACTCAATGATCGGCTCTTTGCTGAGTGTCATATCAAAGGATATCTTAAATGCACCATCGCCGATATAAAGGGTTTCCGTCACCGCATCCTTCATCAGCTCCCGGAAATCATTCTCTTTTGTTACCTCATCCCATTCCTGCTGCCTGACTCCGGCATCTACATCATTCATATCCGCTACCACGATGCTTCCCATCAGGTCAGCCATCAGTGCCGGGATTCCGACATGCAGTTTCCGGATTTCCATTCCCACAGTGGCACCTGCCGCCCAGAACCTTGTCCTGTCTCCATCAAGCTGTGTGTACAACTGGGAAAGTTCCTCACTCTCTCCCCGGTACCACATGCGGTTCTTGATTGCATTTCCATAAAAGTCCAGTGCCTCATGGATATTCACTATACCACCGGTTGCCGGCTGAATCCTCAGCCACGTCCTTATCCTCTCTCTTATCTGTTCTGACATCGTTTCAATTAACCTCATTTTTTCTCCTTATTGCTTCCTATTTTGTTCCGATACGGGATAAATGCATATTGCACACTGTTTACCATGTGGTCATTGCCATCCTCCGGTGTGTTGTCCTTATCCTCCATCCAGCTGTATATATCCAGTTCATTGATATAATTCACGCAGCTGTCAACGACATAAAAATCCGGCATCTTCCCTGCTGCCACATCATAATTCATCCACCCAAGCTGCAGCATGATTCTGTCTATAATCGTTATCTGCTTATAAGCATTATTAAACAGATACAGACACTGCGGATTGGCTCTTTTGTACTTTGCCAGCTCTGTCAGTGTTGCCTGGTCCGCACTATCCACAAATACATTTCTTGCCATTCCCCATGCTCTGCGGTTACGCTCCAGAAAGTCAATGTAATTCTGTACGGTATCTGATGGGGCAAGTGGTGTGTCAAGATTTGCATTGTTATATACCTTCTCATCCAGGACGATGCACCGTCCCATATTTGTGATTCCCAGGAACGACATCGCTATGGTATCCGGACTTTTTGTGGAATAGGCGGTATCAAGACCAGAAGTAAATATGGTAAAATACTCTTTCTTCTGCTGCCCGTCCTTCCAGATAAACTCTTCTGCCTGTTTTCCGGTAATCACATGGTATTTCCGGTTAAAATTACAAAAGACAAGACCAGTGGCCCTGCCTCGAAGTCCCAGTATTTTATTTTTCCACAGCTTTGTCCCTTTTGGAGTATTTAACTTTATCTGCTCGATTTTCTCCTTTGGCAGTCCCGCGTTATGGTCAAAGGAAAAGAACCAGTACACATATCCCGGCTTTGCCTTCTCACACATCATCTCGCTGATTTCATATGGAGTGTCTCCGGCATATTCCGGAAGCGGTCTGGCACAGTTAATATATTCTTTGTATATTGGCAGGTCCGGAGCATCCGGATTCAGTGTCATCATCGTGTAGTCCGCCCTCATGACAGCCTCTCTCACAAAATCAATATCTGCCGTGTTCGCTTCATCAATGTACAGGCAGCCATACTGACCGCCCAGTGCTTTCTGCCACTTCTTTTTATCCCCATAGCCCATCACATAGATGACTTTATCACCGGATGATGTGTGAAACAGAATATGGGGAATCTTTTCATCCTTTGTTCCGTTTCCGTTATACTCTGCCAGGATGCCGAAATCATCCACAATTCCTAAATCTTTGTTAATGAAGTTCTTTTCTGCTGTTCCGGTATCCTTACTGGCAACGATGTGATATTTCTTCCTGCTTGCCGCAACCTGCAGCATGAATTTAAAAATACCTACGGTTGTCTTGCCGGCAGCAGTGGTCCCTTCCAGTATCTCCACCGGTGCAACAATCTTTAAAAATGCCTTATACTTGTCGGACAGCACCAGCCTCTCTGTACTCAGAAGGACCACCTCCCTTATTTTTCTTTTATCTGGTGAAGCAGGTCATCCAGCTTATTCTTTTCTTCATCCAGTTTTGTGTCAAGTTCAATTTTTTCTTTTGCATTAAATCCTGCTCTGTCCAACACATCCCTCGCTGCAACAATTCTGTCTCTGTCACTCGCATTCTTGTTTTTCATAATGGAACGCAAGATTTCAAATGCCTCTGAAGCTTCAAAAACAAACTCCTGACGAAGTTCTGATTCTAACTGACTTTTTCTTTCATTCAGATATTTCAAAACTTCAGAATCTTTCAGTATACCACTCGCCTGTGAATGTGCTGTTTTTTGACTATATCCTGCATTTTTGGCAGCCTGCGTAGCATTTTTGCAATGCAGTTTCAGATATTCCTCGATAAATCTTTTTCTCTGTTCCGTTATCATAAATATCACCATCCATTATATGGAATAAAAATTCTATCCTTTTGAAAATCAATGAGGGTTATTGGCAATTTGTTGCTCATAAATGCACAATATGTACGATAATAAATTTTATTATCTATGATTGCTACACGTACAGGTGCACATATAATTTCTTCCAACACATTTTTATACAGTAAAACCTGTCCGACACCATTCATTTGATTCATCGGTCCAGTGGAGGGATATTTTTCACTGTTTTTCTTAACTTCAAAAACAGTCATACTACCATCCTTATGGCGAATCAGAATATCCGGTCTGATAAAAAATCCACCAATTTTTATTGCTTTTTGATTTCCTACATCTTCAATCTCTGGCAGGCCAAGTACTCCACAAATCAAATCTATATTCTCGATTATATTCTCCTCTAATTCTTTTTCGTTTCCTCTACATTGATAATATACGGGACTTTTTAACTCCTTTATCACATCTTCCGGTGATATCCAGTATTCGTATTTTCCTTTTGCCATGTCAGCCTCCTTTCTTCTCTTCCAGGGCATGAAAAAAAGACACCTTTCGATGCCTTTTTTCCTCACGTCTTTTTTACAAGGAGATTTCACTTAATTGCCCTGTGCAGTTCCTACAGTTTTGCACGATACAATTATAAATCATTCATTTTACCATGTAAACTCCATGTTTTTACCACATTTTAACCATCCGTGTCAAGTCCCCAGAGCAATACAGATAACTCTTTGAGAATCCCTTTTACCCATCTCCGCGGTGTATTAACTCCTGTTTCCAGTTCTTCTGCAATCTGCTCATAGCTTACCCCTTCCATAAAATACATTTCAAATGCCTTGTACTCCTCCCCTCTTCCCTCTGCTTCTCTTCTACGTTTCATCTCGTCGATTGCCCGGTCGATATGGCTCTTTATTATCATCGTCCGGAATCTGGTTCTCCGGACACTGCGGAGATATACCTCTTCCTTTTCATTTGCATATTCTGCTGCCACCTGATTTCCTTCCGACACTGCATTTTCAATGTGAAATACCGCATCCCGGTAACACTTCATCAGTGCGTAGGTATCATGATACCTGCTTTTCTTCTTTTTCTGTTTCCTCTCCTGCTCACTGATACATTCCTCTACTCCTTTTTTTACCGCTCTTTCAATGATTTCGTTTAATTTTTCCTCTGAGATGTTTATCTGTTCCTGATTCATTATTTTCTGTACTCCTTCCCTGTCTTTTTGTCCCTCAGACCAACAATTTCAAGGCTATGTAAACTTGCCACTTTATTCAGTGCCGCATAGACTTCATTGATATGTCTTGGGATATAAGTTACATTTCTGATTGCTGTTTCCGCTACATCATCACGGTATCCTTCCCGGTTCATGTTCTCATCTCCTTTCTGTCCTGTCAACAGCTAATGAGTACCTCGCTACTGCCATACTTCCACTTGCTGTCTCTGCATTGTCTACTGCAAGTGCTAAAAATTCTTCAAATTCATCTGTTGTAATATCCCAACTGTCGCACCAGTCACACAAAGAAGAACGCTGACATTCCTTTTTGATTGCATATGCTATTGTTTCTGCTGTTGACTTCTTCATATTATCCCTCACTTTCTAACAATTCAGAATTGTCAAATATGTTACCAATAACCTCTATACAATCTTGATAATCGTAAATACATTCTTCCTCAAATCTTCCATCTTCAAGCAATACATTAAAGCAAAAACCTGCTTCGCTTTCATTCCATCCAATGTAGCCGCAGCATTTTTCAGCTAGACAATTTACAATGTCATTCTCCCAAATCAGATTGCCATTCTTATCTTTCAAGCCTGTCCATTGGCAGACTGTGGATGGGTCTACTTCAAATCTTTCTGCAATATCATATAATCCGCCGTGTATTATATGCCCGGTGTAAATATAATGTTTTTTATATATGTATGTGTAAAATCCAATAACCCACTCTCCATTATCAACTCTCTTTGCCTTGTATAAATATCTATCTTCCATAGTCTCTCCTACCCTTTCAAATCCTCTACTTCTTCCTCTGTTGCCTGTCCATCAATCGTTTCAGTATGATATTCCCATCCGGCTTGATAACCATACATTGTGAATTTCTTGCCACATTTCTCACAAGTGTATGTGTTGGTATCTTCGGTGTAACAATTAACACAATCATTGCCTATATATGTATCTTCATAGGATGGTTCATATTCTTTGCCACAATAAGGGCAGATGATATTCTCGCCATCTTCTTCATTCCAATAACTACTGCTCATATTCTCTCCTATTCCGCTTCTGATTGAAGCCAATCCATACAACTAGCTTCTCCTTCGTATTCTTCGCCGAATGTGTTCTTAAAAGTTATAAGAAACTCTGCCAGTTCTTCATCAGACATGCTTCTAATTTTCTCTGCATTTGTCATATCAACGCTCCTATTCTGCTTCTGATTGAAGCCATTTCTCTATTTCTGTTACTGAACACATTGCAACGCCGTTCTCAATAGTCTTAACACTTCCCTCTTCATAAGTTTCTATTGAACATATAAAATCAAGCAACTCTTCATCCGACATATTCCTTATTCTGTCGGCATTGGTGTGTCTGCTATCACATCTGCAACAAGGCTCACTATCTCTTGAATTGCTGTTGTGCTGGCAGTTGCAAGTGTGGTTAGTTTCATAATTCTGTATGCTTGCCACTTCTGTAAAAGTTGTGAGCATATCAGAAAAGTATTTAAGCATACTATCTCTGTCAATGTTGTGCTTATCTGCCATAGCACATACACTTGCTAATGTGTCAGTTACTATGCTCTGTAAATCTTCCATTTCTTTGTCCGTGAGATTGCTCTGCTTATCACTCATTTTCTCCACCTCTCAATTCTTTCAGTTTTGCTTCGGCTTCTGATTCTGTGAGGAATATTGTTTTGCCTATATCAGTAAAATACATTTCTGTAGACACATAAGGACAGTCATCCCTGTCATAATGGATTTCTGCCATGTTACAGAAATTTCCATCCTTATCTTTATAATCTGCCAAAAATATCACCTCAACTGTACACGGTTCAAGAAAGTTTTCATTTATCTGATATACCCTATCTCCCACCTTGCAAGGTAACTTGATAAGTCTGCCATGTTCCTCTAAATCCTCATATTTGCCTAATCTTTCTATCAGCAAATTCTTGTAATCGTAACTGTTTTCTCCACAAGGTAAGCTATCAGAAGCTCCGTGCGTTCCATCTGAATAAGTCTTCGTTAATCTCTCCATTCCTGCTCCTTTCTGCCTTTAGTTATTGTTCTTCTCTTTCTCCTTGGCTTCCACAAGGCAATCAGCAATAGCCTCTTTAATAATCAAGGTATTGTATCTTTCAAGGCTGATTGTTATTGTATTGTCCTCATACTCTCTTACATTTCCCCAAATATCTTTATATTTAGCCATGTAATCTCCTTTCTAAAACGGACACTCTTTTTCTTTATGCTTAGCAAATAATCTCTTTATCCACTTAGGCAACATACATTTCCAAACAGGAACATTAAAATCTCCATTTTTATCAAACAGGCACCCACAATCATCACATTCTCCCTCGTAGCTTCTACTTTCCCAACCGCAAGGGCAATTCTCACAATCCCTATCATACCAACAGCTAACTTCTGTGTAGTGTTCCCACTTATCAGAATTTTCAATAGGCTTTGAATAATTAATTGTTGTAATTCTTACGTTTCCAAATCGCTTGTCTATTTCAATGTCTTTATGTACTTTGAATAACTTCATTCTTACTCCTTTCGCACTGCATCACGCATGCCCAGCTGCACAGATATTTTTTCTTCCCTGCTCATGACCGACTTGGAACGCTTCCATCCACTTTTTCCTTCTTTCCCTGGGATGCTTTTTTCTTCTTTTTCCCTGCCGAGCACTCTCTCCAGTGCATCCTCTTTCAGTTTCTGGCAGCGGTCTACATCCTGCAGAACCATCTGGCGGTTTGTGGCTGCCAGTTCCTCTGTCAGAATCTGGTCAAGATAGACCTGCTTGTCACCTGCCTGAACCACAATTCTGATATTTTCCCGATTATCCTCTATCAGGTTCACATAAGCTTCCGTATCCCTGATCTCTTCCAATGCTGTTTCAATTTTCCTTTTCTGCTCTTCTGCCTTTGCAATTAACTCCATGTTCAACATGCTATTTACCTAATCCTTTCCTGATCTTGATATCAATTCCTGCTTCTGGTACTTTTTCAAAAATTCAATAACCGCAGATTTATTCGTTGCACATTCATAAAATGTCCTGCTGGAATCTCTGACATACTGCATTCCTTTTGCTCTCCAGGTTATTTTTACCCCGGTCAGATAATACTGTTCTGCCCCGTATTCACACGTCTTTGTTTCCCGGCCACCTCTGTAAGTGTGTCTTCTGCTTGTCCTGACTACCACTGCAACCTTATCTTCCAAAACAAACCGGTAATACTTTTCCCCTGTTTCCGGAATATCCAGCCACAGCGTCCAGTTCCGATAATTCTCAAGAAATGCTTTCCGCTGCTCATTATTTTTCAGTCCTGGCAGCAGGTCCATCTGTGTGATATTTTCCTGTTTTACGGATTCCGGAATCACCCCTTCATAATCTGCGATACTCATCTGTCCTTCCAGTTCCTCCGATACTTTTGGTTTCATGCTGTCACCTCCTGGCTAATAACTGTTTCTCCAGTTCATCAAAATCATAATCCCGTTTGGGAATGTCATTAAATACATTTGTGCCTTTCTTTGGATTCCTGTTCTCCGTCTGCGGTACATAATTGTCATCCAGGTAATCCAGATATCCGCTGTTAAAGAATGTGCTTCCGTTCTGTGGTCTTCTCCATTCGCTGTCTTTTGCCAGTTCGGCTTTGTATCTGTCTATTGCTCTGACCATTTCATCACGGCCCACTTTAAGTAGTCGCTGCTTTGCAGCCACAGATACCTGTCCTTTGCCTTTTTTCACGGGATACAGCTTCCAGAGTTCCTCAAACAGATTCTCCAGATTCTCCGGTTTGCACAAAGTATTTATATTATTCTTTTCATTCTTTACATTCTTTTCTTTCTTGTTAGTGTTCAGTTGTTGTTCAGTTGTTGTTCGTTTGTTGTTCAGTTGTTGTTCAGTTTGCTGTTCACTCTGCTGATAATTCGACCAGTTAAGCACTGTAATTAAGCGGTTTTTATTGCCGTTTTGCTGTTCAATCTGTTGTTCACTTTCAAAGGTTTTTAAAATTCTTTGCACCTTGCTTTCTGAAATGTTAAATTTCTCAGCAATCTTTTTCCTTCCGGTAATCAGCTGTCCTGGATGAATCGTGATTTTCTGGCCACAAAACATTACTGCCATTTCTTTATGTGTCGCATTCAACAGCAGATACATCCATACCGCCAGGTAATCCGTATCCTTACAGACCACCGGATTATCCAGCATACTCCTGTAAACCTTTATATAACCATCCATATGCTCCTTTCCCGGAGCGGTCTCCCGCCCCGCCTGTCACCTTTTCAAGCTGTGTGGTATATTAAAAATGTGACATGAATGACTGTCCTCTGGTTGTAACCTGCTATATGTAATTCATTACATATCATATTTAATTCCATATACCCGGTACATTTCCCGGAAGGCTCTGATTCCCTTCTGATGTGCCAGGATATGATGTGTTCTGCAAAGACATATCTTCCGGTTGTTCCGGTCATCATATGTCCTCCTGTCCTGTCCCATTCCGATGGCATCCTCATGATGAATATCTGAATGAGGCTTTCCACAGATGCAGCAGTGTCTGGTCCGCAGACAATACCAGAGATACCTCCCGATATCTTCCGTTCTCTCCAGTGCGGATTCTGACAATGGAATATCATGGTCCAGGCAAAATTCTATCATGGTACTGATAAATTCCCTTGCCTCATCCATACTGCAGGTTGCAAGCGAAATTTCATTTCCATTTCTGCGGGTAATATATTCCATCTTCATCAGCTGCTTTGTCTCTTCCGGAGAATATCCGGTATAATCTGCAATATCCCCGATGGTTGCGTATGCCTTTCTTCTCTGCTCCGGAGAAATCTGTCTCCCATCCGGAAAAAGAACCTCCACACTGCGAATCTGCTTCTCCTGCAGCATCCACCCCAGATTTTTTTCTGTTTTAAGTATCATCTGCGTTCCATCTGCATTATCCCTGTAAGTAAGAATTTTCATATTTTCCTGCATACTCATTTTTCTCTCTCTGCTTTTCCAGGCAGTTCATGATCCATCTAAACTGCCCCTCTTTTATATTCTCTATACAGTCCGTTTTACATGCCTGGCACACCTGTTCCTCCGTGACACCGGCTGCTTTCATCTGCTGCCGGATGACTGCCACTTTTGCCTTGGTAATTCGTTCCTGTAATATCGGATTCTCCTGTTGTGGTCTCTGTCCTGCTGCTTTTTCTTTCTGTCCTGTCTGCTCTGCAGGCCTCCGTTTTGCTTCTGCAGTCTGAACTTCCGTTTTTTCCCTGCCAATATCCGCATCCATTTCATCCGGCTCTGCAATGGAAAACGCATCCATATACAGATACCGCTTGGTATAGGTCATCATTGCCCCGAGATTCTGGATGGCAGTACCTCCTCTGACCGCTGCATCAGCAACCGGCATGTCAAAGAACATCATATCTTCCAGATCATCCAGATTAATCATGGTAAGAATGGCCCGCTCCTTCTCAATGGCATACAGCATAATCACCCTGTATTTCGCTCCTATCCTGGTACATACCGGCAGGATATCATCCAGCTGGTAATAACTGAAATTACTGTATTGATTAAATCCGGTCTTTTTTACATTTTCATTCAGAAAATCCACCCGCATATACATCAGTTTTTCATGCAGGCATAACTTCTGTTCCGTCTGTTGTGTCTGTTTTGTCTGTGCCATCTCTTAAGCCTCCCTTACATCAAATCCCTGCAGGGTCAGATTTGCAATAATCTCCAGATATTCTTCCCCGGTACAGCAGATATTCAGTCCTCTCCACTGTCTTTCTGCCTGTCCGGATACAAATGCGGGAAGATCATCCTCTGTTTCCGTCTGTGCTGCTGCCCAGAAAGCGTCATCCGGAAGTGTCTCCTGGATCTTCTCTCCCCTGTCTTTTTCTTCCATGGCCCTGTCCGGTTCCTCTTCTCTTCTTTCTGCTTCCTGTTCTGCAGCTTTCCGCTGTTCCTCTTCCCTTCTTTTTGCTTCCTGCTCCTCCCGCCTTTTCTGCTCTGCTTCCAAACGTTCCTTTTCTTTCTGGAGAATCTGTGCTTTTCTTGCCTCGTAAGCATTAATGAAAGAAATTGCATTCGGCAGACTCATATCCAGCTTATACCGTTTCAATGCTTCCTCAACTGCTTCACTGTTCATGCTCTGAATGGTTCCCACTGCCATCCGGCAGGAATCCACCACCTGTTTGATATCTTCCCGGATCGCCATATATGAGGTAGTCTTATTCTCCCATTTTTTATCATAAATCTTTTCCAGAGAAAGATACTCTTTCATATCTCCTGCCAGTTCCTCAAAGAACTGCTCAATCTTCTGCTTCTTTTCTTCCTTCCGCTGTCGCTCAAACTCTTTTACCTGCTCATCCAGTTCGGCAATCGGCTCCTGAATCTTCTCCAGGCTTTCCCGGATCTGCTTTTCAAACTCCTGATACGGTTCCATATACCGCTCTTTTACCTGTTTTCTCGCATCATCAAGATTCTTGTACAGCTTTCTCAATGTTGCAATATCCTTTTTGCTCTCCGCAACACTGTCTTCTGTGACAACAATGCCACTGTATCTTGTCTTTACTTCCTGTGCATAGGCTTCAATCTCTGCAAAATTGCAATTTATTTTTCCTGCCTCCTGATTCACTGTTACTTTCAATTCGTTCATTTGTGATCTCCTTTCTGTTATTCCATGCCAAAGGCATAGACTGGTTTTGATATTTTTCTCTCAGTTCCTGCAAAAATCATCCGGTACTGTCCATCTGCCTCCGGAATCATCCTTTTCTGCCATTTCTCGGCTTCCATCATGCTCTGCTCACGGCAGTCGCAGCTTTCTTCCGGATCCAGTGCCCCGCCGCAATGCGGACATATTCTGTAGTAAGCCATTCTGAAATTCTCCTTTCGTGCGACCTTATTCTGCCGGCTCAAATCCGACAATCTTCCCGTCATTTACTATGACAGCCATATTTTTCTTCTGGTACATATCTTCAATATCTTTAATCGTAATCATTTCTAATATCATTCTGATCTTCTCCTTCCATTAATTTCCTGTATCAAAAAACCATCTCGCTAAAGTCTTCCTCTTTCTGTTTTCTTTCAATTCTGCCATATTTTAATTCATTAAACTGTTTTTCCAGTTCTGCGATTCTCTTTCTGTTCTGCCTTATTTTCCATATAAGACTTTCTGCCATTTCTGCCCGCTGTAGCATATCCATGAAGATCGCCATTCCAAACTTTTTATACAGTTCTGAAACTTCTTCTTTTCCGGCTGTTTCACTAATGGCCGGATGGAACATATAAACTCTCTCTACAACAGCATAATCTTCCGCACTTATACTGTTCCCAATCAGTGACTCAAACTCCTCTTTCATCATTTTGCTTGTTCTCTCCTCGAAATCCTCTATTTTATTCATAATCTCTCTGAGTTTCCACTCCACTTCTTCTTCCTCATCCAGTTCATCCAACTGCCTGAACAGATTCTGCAGGATGCTGTCATCACGCAGACCTGCATAAAGTTCTCCTTCCTTCTGGAAGTCTCCCGCCATATGCAGGCGGTCAGCCTCTTCCTGAATCCTTTCTCTTCTGTCCATCTCTTCCTGCACCTTATGCAGGAGTTCTATACGTTTATCAATAATATCCACTTTAAATTTCCTCCTTCATATTTTTTGCCAACATATGCTCTTGCTTTTTTCTTTTTTTAAACCTATAATATAAAACTTAGTTCTTCATTTCTGTCACTACCGGGTCATTCTCAGCAAGCAAATTTCCATCCATATCCCAATACTGCCTAACAACCCGGCAGATATCTTCCTTAGTTCCAATTCCCCGGAGAAATTTTGTTTCAATCACAGTGACCTCTCTGGCACTTTCAATTTCTCCGGTCCTTACTTTCTTTTCCATTTCTTACTCCTTTCTTAAAATTTTTTCCAAGAACCCGGTCCAGTTTGTCCCGGTAAATAAAATACTGTCTCTTACCTTTTCCCTTGATATTTGGCAAAACCACGCCAATATCTATCAATCCTCTTTTCATGTACTCACGCACTCCCTGCGGCGACATGCCAAGTTCTGCTGCCGCCTGTTTCAGGCTTACTCTTTCACTCATATTATTCTCCTTTTTTCTTACCGTTCTCTGGCATACCTTCCAGTAATCTTTCCTTTTCTTCCATCCACTTCTTTATATTTGCATTTTCCTTCTAAGTATCCTATCAGGAAATACAAATCTTCCTCTGACAATTCTGACAGTTGCTTTACCAAATCCAATAGCTTCTTTTTTCTCTCTGCTGTGTCTTTCTGTTCACTCATGCTTCTTACTCCTTTCTTAAAATCCGATCCACTTCTTTCGTATCGCCTTATCAAACTTCTCTGTATCTACCATGAACTTTCCGCCCCGTCCAGTTCTATATACAAACTCATCTGCATGCTTGCAATGAACTGCTTTTTGCAGGTAATCTCTTGAAAAACCAAGTGCGGTCAGCTCTGTGATACTCATAATTGGTTTTGGATATTCCATAACGCCTCTCCTTCATAATTCTTTCTCTTCTTATCAATTCACTTTAAGTGGACTATTTAGACAAAAAAATATAGTCTATTGGCATCTCATACAAAGTTGCCAAACATTGTAAACTCGCAAATGGTGGATTATTTCTTCCTTTTTCCCAATTCAATATAGTCGTTTTTGAAACATGCATTCTTTTAGCAACTTCATCTTGTGTCAATCCTGCATTTACCCTAGCCGCTGCCAATGATATTTTAAATTCTTTCTTTTCCATTATTTATCCCTTCTCCCCGTACAGCCGCTAGGACAGCTATTTTCCTACTTTCTGTTTATTAGTCTGTATATGATTGTACCTATCAAGGCAATCGCACAAATCCCTGTCATAATCCTAAGGATTCTGCTCCACCCTGCAACCATTTCAACCAATAATAGTGCTATAATTATCCAAAATAAAATTTTTCCTGTTTTTTTCATTGCTTTATTCTAACAGATATGCTATTATGAATAAGGGTTGGGGCTTTCGCCCCATACCCTCGAAGCATTTATTTCAATGCTTCTATCAAAGCTGCAAGGGCAAGTACAGCTTCAATAATTAATTCGGCTATCTCTTTATGGGATAGCTTTTCTTTTTTCTTATGTTTCTTAGCCATCTGTCTTTCTCCTTTCCTTTTGATGATGTTATTATACATCCTCTTTAAGTGGATGTCAATACTAAAAGTGAATATTTTTTAATTTTATATTGCTTTTTATCCACCTATGGTGTATTATATACTTATAAAGGAGGTAGAAAAAATGTCAGAAGAAGATTTTAACAAAATTTTTTCGCGCAATCTTCGATTTTTTTTAAATAAATATGATATGTCACAAGCCGAATTGGCAAAAAGGATTGGTGTCGGAACTACATCTGTTTACAACTGGTTTAATGGTTTAAAAACACCTCGCATGGATAAGGTTGATTCTATGTGTAAAATTTTTAATTGTAAACGTTCAGATTTAATAGAATCAAGAGTTCAAAAAGAAGATACTGCTAAAACACCGAAAATCTTAGAATCCTATAACCAGCTGAATGCTTTAGGCAAGCAGGAAGCTGAAAAGCGTGTGCAGGAACTTACATACATTCCAAAATACACTACACCAGATCATTTAATTTTACAGGCTGCTCATGAAAGAACTGATATCGAAGTAACTGATGAAATGAGAAAACATGATGATGATATCATGAACGATGAAAACTTTTAACTTTATTGATTATGAAAAAGGGGGATATAAGATGTACTTATACGAAGAACTTCTAACAGAAACTACAACTAATAACTTAATAGTAAAAGAAAAAGACTTGCAAGGACGTGATGGATTAATTAAAGAAAATCGAATCGCAATACGAACAGATCTGACTAATACGCAAAAATCCTGCGTATTAGCCGAAGAACTCGGTCATTATCATATGAATGTTGGTAATATATTAGATTTAACTGACCCAAACAATGTCAAGCAGGAATATCTCGGAAGAATGTGGGGATATAACCGCCTGATTGGCTTAATGGGAATTATTAAAGCTTATGAAGCTGGTTGCCAGACAAAATATGAAATTGCTGACTTTTTAAACGTAACAGAAGATTTCCTTTCAGAAGCACTTGAATCATATACACATAAATATGGAGTATGTACTGTACTTGATAATTATACAATTTATTTTTTGCCTTGTTTAGGTGTAATGAAAATAGTGTAATCTAAAACAATAACTAAGACTTATAACACGACAACTTTACAAAAAAGAATTATTATGACAAATACATAACTATTGGTACTATCAACTGAAAATCAGCAGAACGGAGATTTTTATGAATAATAAAATTTTAACATTATTAGAAAAAATTTTTCGCAAACCTTATGATATGGATTCACTAGAAGGGATAAATTCAATACCAGTACCTGCAAAAGACTATCATACTGAAAATGACCTTCAAAATCCTATCTATTATATCCTTCAGCGAAAGGCAACTGAGCATAAAAAGAATGGTCGTATGGATTTGGCAATTGCCTGCCTCAGAAAATCCAATGCACTATCTGATTATGCCACCAGACCACTACTAACCGAAACGGAATATTTCAGGTTAGTAAAATATTTGGAAAAAGATGGGCAAACAGAAGAGGCACATCGAGTTTCTGAGGAAATTCAGATGCGCCATCCAGAGTTTGGAGATAAACGTATTTCCAATTTATCAAGAATAAAGAAAACAATTGAACAGTGTAAAAATTATGAAAATGATTTGGTTTATATTTCTACAAACTCCTACTGTCCTATATGCAAAAAATTTAATAAACAAATATTCTCTATCAGTGGCAAAGATTCATTTTACCCAAAACTACCAACCAAAATCTCAAAAGATGGAGGCTGTCCTGACTGCATAATGGGAATTGATATATATTTTCCTGAAATTTCGCACAACATTACTTACAATGATATTTCACAGGGGGATTAAATTAAAATGGGAATTACAGACGTATTTAAGACAAAACAATTCAAAAATGACATTGAAAGATTAACTGCAGAGAATGATTATTTAAACTCACTACTTACACCTGAAATGAAACAAGCCGTTTCAATCAATAAAGAGATTCAGAATTTGCAACAGCAAAAGTTATTAGTACAACAGGAAATCGAAGCACTAAATGCAACAAAAGAAAGCCTGAATCAGCAAATTGTTCAGTTAAATAATAATATTTCACAGAAAAAAGAAACCTTGATTATTTTGGATGACGAAGAACTTTACCAGGATTTTGGGTTATACACTCCAGTATATAACCTTATGAACTCCGAATCATATAAGGACCGTATTTCTGTTGTTCGTGAGCAGCAAAAAGCTATGATCAAAAATAACACTGCTGCCTATTATCCAACAAACTTTACTTACAACAATAGTCTTGCTCAGGGAAAGAAACTGGTAGCAGACAATGTAAAACAGATTCTGCGTGCATTTAACAATGAATGTGAAGCAATTATAGATAAAGTCAAATTCAACAATGTAGAATCTATCCGTAAAAGAATTATCAAGTCCTGTGATGATCTTAATAAGTTAAATACAAAAATGCAAATTTCAATCTCTCCATCTTATCTTGATCTGAAATTACAGGAAATGAATTTATGCTATGAATACGCAATGAAAAAGCAGGAGGAAAAAGAAGAACAGAAACGTATTCGCGAAGAACAGAAAGAAGCTCAAAAACTGCAACGAGAAATTGAAGAAGCAAGAAAATCCAGTCAGAAGGAAAAAACTCATTATCAAAATGCTCTTCACCGTATCGAAGTACAGATGGAATCTGTCAACGGCACAGAACGAACCATCTTAGAAGAACGTCGCACTGAAATTCAACAACAATTAAATAATATTGAAGAGGAAATAAAACAAATCGACTATCGTGAAGCTAATCAAAGGGCTGGATATGTATATATTATTTCAAATATAGGTTCTTTCGGTAAGGATATCTATAAAATTGGCATGACCAGAAGATTAGAGCCTATGGACAGAGTTGATGAACTGGGAGATGCATCTGTTCCTTTTAAATTTGATGTTCATGCTATGATTTTCAGTGATGATGCTCCTGCCTTAGAAGCTGCCCTTCATAGAGCTTTTGATGACAGAAAAGTAAATATGGTTAATACCAGAAGAGAATTTTTCCATGTAACACTTGAAGAAATTGAAGCTATTGTGCGTAAAAATTTTGATAAATCTGTTGAATTCACAAAGCTGCCAAATGCGGAACAATACAGAGAATCTGAAATGATTCGACGCGGTCTCGGAATAAATCCTTTGATTCGCCAGGAAGCCTCAATCGCAGATACTGCGACTCCAATACCAAGTCAAACACAGCAGCCAGTTCCTCAAAAAAGCAACTCCAAAAAGAATGTTTTCCATCCGTCCAAACTGGATCCATCGAAAAAATATTTATATACAAAATGGGGCGTTTATGAAAGACCGGAACGATTTGACGTAAATATCCGATATGGAGAACGCTACGATTTAAAACGTGTACAATAGTAATTCATAAATGAATATAGAAAAACCGCCCGGTGTTACCAGCACCGAACGGCTTAACTGAAGATACTTTCTCAAGGCAGATGCCTGATATAATATCCACTCGCAAAGCATATTATATCATCAATACATCTGCTTTGCAAGTAGGTGTATTTTTTGTACCCATTTTCTTGCGACGTCGCAACACAGAAAGGATGATATATATGGCAAAATATACAAAAAGAGCTGATGGCCGCTATTGCACCCATGTCGACCTGGGATACAATGACTGCGGCAAAAGAATCCGCAAAACTCTTTATGGAAAAACCATAAAGGAACTGGATGAAAAGGTCTTTCAAATAAAAATAGACCGTAATTCCGGCATCATAAAAAACAAAGATACAAATTTTTATACATATGCCACCTGTTGGCTGAACACCTACAAGGCTAAATCAGCCATAAATACCCGGGCTATGTATGAGAATATCTTAGAAAAGCACATTAAAAATTCCATCGGACATTTGACAATATCAGAAATAACAAAGTCAGACATACAAAGTATGATAAATGAACAGTTTGAGCATTATGAAACCTGCTCTAAAATCATAATGACATTAAAGCAGATCTTTAACTCAGCAATCGATGATAACATGATTCATAAATCACCAGTAAAGGGAATTACACTTCCACCCAAACCGGTTAGTACAAAAAGAATCCTGACAGACCTTGAAAAGCAGGCAATTATAACTGCTGAACTACTGCCAATGCAAAGATGTTACTTATACATTCTCTTCTACTGTGGTACCAGGCGGGAAGAAGCACTTGCTCTGACAAAACAGGATATCAACCTTACGACACACTCTCTGATTATCAATAAAGCTATTGTATTTGATAAGAACACGCCTGTGCTATCTAAAACCAAAAATCAGACAAGTACGCGTACCGTATTCATTCCAGATGCCGGATTTAAGGTAATCTACGACTATATAGCAAACTGCCGCACCTTTTACCTGTTCACAAAGCAGGATGGAGAACTGATGACTCAAAGTTCTTACACAAAGTTCTGGCAATCAATCATAAAGCAACTGAATCGTGCCATTATGACAGAAAATCAATGGCAGGCAGTGGAACATATGCCAATGAATCTGCGAGCCAAAAACAGGCCAATACACGACCTCACTGCACACATCTTCCGGCACAACTATGCGACAATGCTCTACTACTCCGGAATCTCTCTGAAAAAAGCTGCTGCCCTCATGGGTCATTCCGATACAAAAATGATTATGGAAGTTTACTCTCATCTGGATGAGCAGAAAGAGCAGACAGAAACCAAACTAAATTCTTTCATCAAAATGGGCTGACTTCAGTCCATTTTTTTGACTACCATTTGACTACCATACATCAAAAAAAGTGCCTCTGACTACCATTTGACTACCAAAGAAACACTCCATTACACACTAAAACCACATATAACAAAAACCTCCCAAATACTCATTTTACAAGCATTTGAGAGGTTTTTCCAGTAATGAGACACCGGGGAATCGAACCCCGGACAACTTGATTAAAAGTCAAGTGCTCTACCGACTGAGCTAGTATCCCATATTCTATTCGCAGTTCTTTTCCTTTCGTCCTGCTAACAGGGCTAGTTGGATTCGAACCAACGAGATGCAGGAGTCAAAGTCCTGTGCCTTACCGCTTGGCGATAGCCCTAGGCCTGTGCTTGGCGATAAACTTACTTTCGTAAGAGGGTGGATACAGGGATTCGAACCCTGGGCCTCCAGAGCCACAATCTGGCGCGCTAACCAACTGCGCTATACCCACCATAGGGAAAATGATCACTCACTTTCCAACGTGCCCGAAGGGATTCGAACCCCCGACCCACGGCTTAGAAGGCCGTTGCTCTATCCAGCTG